ATAATATATATAATATACAGGCTTAAAATTTAATTTTAAAATATACCTTGACAAGAAAATGATAGAATGATATTGTTTTATTAAATTAAAAAGCATTCGGGCAACGGGCGGCGGCAGCCGTCGAGGTCCCGAAAGAAACGGACTTCATGCAGCCGGTACAGTCGAGATCATCATGATCTGATTGTATCAGTTGCATTTTTTATTTTAATTATTCCAGTACTGGAGAGAGGAGATGTCGATCATGTCAGCAGTTGAAACGCAGGAAGTAAATAATACAGTTGATGTTTTTAAAAGTGATATTGACATGTATATAAATCTCTGGATGGAAGAGAGACATGTAGAGGATATATGTAAAGTATCGCAGAACAGATGGTATAACTGTTGTAAATATGTCTATGAGAATGTATTTAAAGTTAACCCAAAGTACCTAAAGGATGATAATAATATTAATAATGCCTATGATACAGATAAGGTTAACGAGGTATTAGATATATATATAGACCTGTGTAATGACTACGAGAAAGTAGTGAATATTGTTGGGTTTACATTCTTTACCGGAATACATAGAGATACATTAAATGGCTGGGTCAATGGCGTGCAGCTAGGCTCATCAGGCTCCGACATTTGCAAAAAGATTGACCAAATGCGGGAAGAAAGTCTTGTAGGTTTACAGATCTCCGGGAAAAACAATCCCATGTGTTACATGCCGTCACTCAACAAGTATTGCGGCTTTAATATGCCCGGCGTAAGAGACCAGGGAGCCAGAGCAAGAGCATTGACAGCTTCGGAGCTCCCCAAACTGGGAGGCGGGAATTGTGCGAGATTGCCGGACAACTTTGACAATTCAAGCCCAGATAATGGTGAAATCGTGATAGACAATTCAAACAATTTAAAGCCCAGTGTTTAAGCACCTTGAGCCGCATACTTTCGTTTAAACAGTTTAAGAAACTTAGGTTTAACGAATAGTTAGAACACAAACAGAGAATTGTACGAACAATTCAAACAATTTATCAATGTTCAAAGCATGATTCGGCATGGAGGGGGAGGGGGTTTGATAGGTTGAGAAAATCAGCACTACTAAGTCCTTTAAATATCCTCAAAAACAAAAAGAGATTGGATGGAAAAGTATGAGAGTAGTATCACAAAGCAAAGACGTTTCGCTTGATTTTGACCGAGCGGTATTCACAGCAAATCATGGAATGATAACTGCTATGGTTGATGGAAAAACGTTTACCATTGGGACGTATGCAAATTTAGGTAGAGAAAAAGAAGTATTCTCTGATATGCACAAGGCATTTTCGGCTTTTCAAGTTATTAGCACAAACATGGATAAACAACAGGTGGCCGAAATGTTTGCAGTATCTAAAAACATATCGATCAGATGCGTTGAGATGAATGATCCTTGTATGGGAATAACTGTATTTGATAACATGGTCTATTACATGCCGGAAAAGTAGTGTTAATATAGCGCTATCGCCAAGCGGTAAGGCACTGGATTTTGATTCCAGTATTCGCAGGTTCGAATCCTGCTAAAGAAACTTGTGAGAGGAAAACAACCATGGTAATTATTAAAACGATTATATCGACGCTGGATGTTATTTTTATGCTGATACTATTTGTATCTGGCAGAGAATCCAAAGACAAAGAAACAGCAATTGCATTATGGGTACTTGTGATGTTACTGTTGCTGAACATGTTTCTGATGTGGAGGTAACAGAATGTTTTATAGTCCAATATTTGGTATTTGCTTTCAGCTGCCTATCATTTGTGCAGAGGAAAGAATACATATAACAAAATCAAAGGAACCGGACAGCACCGGAGATTTACTCAATCTGGATAGCGACGCAGAGCACCAGAGTGAGAAATCGGAGCATCCAGTATAGCTAAACAAAATTTTAAATTACTGGCAACTTGTAAGAGTTGCTTACAAGATAAAAATCCTACATTGCGGCATTTTAATATGCCGTAGCGGAACGTAGTTCAGTTGGCAGAGCACTCGGCTTATATCCGAGCGGTCGCAGGTTCAATTCCTGCCGTTCCGATGGAGGAATGGGTTTAACGATCCATTCCGTAAATTCTCCTTCTTGGTGTTTTTCATGACACATCCTTTCGCCACTAGGACGTTTCTGTTAAGGACGGTGCGAGACCGTCCGGTGGCGTTTGCCGCGAAGTACGGCAAGGCGGAAGACCGCTTGGTGTTGGATGATGGTTGTCCCGTAATTTGCTGACGAGCAATACAGGCGGATTCCTATTGATAGTTCGGGTGCCTATCCCACGGTGCCTGAGCTGTCAAAGATATAATTCCCCCATATAGTTAGGCAGTGGCAGAATGGGTATTGCAGGTAAAGAAACCTATCGGTAAGAGTGTTGCCAAGTGGCAGACGGGCGATCATCCGTAGTCAGCAACCACACCTTTTCTGAAGCCGATAATGCAAGGTTCGAATCCTTGCCTGTCTAAGCGGTCAAATTATGCTGTTTGCTTGCATGCGCTCTATGGTTTGGCTGTAATCGGCATTTTGTATGCCTAGTGCAACGCATGGCACGATAAACATTATTGCTAACCGTCTGATGGCGGTTTCGGAACGTAGCTTAATTGGTAAAAGTGGCGTGTACACGGAAAACAACAACGAGAGCCGGATTGAAGGTTCGAATCCTTCCGTTCCGATGGTGCCGAGCTGATCTGATACTGTATGCGTAGCGCGGTCGCGTACAGAGATATGGAGTGAGGTGTCCGCGCATTTTGGGGAAGCGGCAACGATTGGCGGTGTTGCGGCTGACTGTAAATCAGTTTCCAAGTGGTAAACAATAGAGGTTCGATTCCTCTCTTCCCTATTTCACTCAACTCCCTAAAAACACTGTTTGGCAGGTGCGTGGTAGACAGTTGTAATGGATGGGTTGTTTAAGAAATCGCACCATCAAGATGCAGTGTTCCCATAATGGAATTGGAGCCGGTTGCTATCCGGTCGGGCGTTTATTCGCCTTGTAGGTTCGAATCCTACACACTGCGTTTGCCCGAACAAAATTGGGTGTTGATGTGTGACGGAATAGGTAAACGGAATTGTCGTAGAGAATTGGTTGAAACCGACAACATAGATGACCAGATTGTACACTCCTGCGTGGTGCAAATCCACGCCACATCAATTCCTTATCTTCACTTAGTCTGGCACTACTGCAATAGTTCAGGTCGATGGAAGATGTATGGATGGTAAGCGGTATCATTGGTAACATAAAACCCTTCCGTGAATAGAAATTGCAGATTTGAAAGCGGTTGGCATGGTTTGGTATGACAAGGTTCGATTCCTTGTGCCGCTATTCGATGGTTGGTATTTTTTACGCAAAATGGGGTGTGAGTATGTATTTTGAATTTGTTTATGTTGGCTATTCAACAAAGCAATGCGTTGAGTTTCTTGATGAAATCAAAGAAAAATTAAAGGCACATGATAAGAATTTTGAATACGACAAAGAACATTTAGTGATTAAGGCTGAATTATTCAAATGCAGTGCATTACCCATATATTCCGGTCGTTTATCCTGTCTTGGCATGGAAAATGCAGAGTATATCTGCAAAGAAACTGCGAGACCAAATGATTATATTCCTTGTCCAGGAGAATGTTTGAAGATAAAAGCCATTTTGGAATATGTTTCCACAAGATTTAGAAAAACTCCAAAAGAAAAGACAGAAAAAGAACTGGAAGAACTGATTGACGTTTTGATTGAGGTGCGGAAATGAGATTATGGAAAATTATTAAAAAAATATTCAAGAAAAAGCAAAAAGCAGATCCTACACCGCGCATTGAGAAAGATACGAAATGCGATAAATGCAAATACTTGCAAGAGTGTATTGACGAGGGGAAAGTCATAGATTGCAGAAATATTGAAGATACGAGAAGCCATTACATTAAAGGTCTTGGTTCTTATGTAAAATGCGATGGTGTTGAGGTGTGAGTATGGATCTTAATGTGTCAGAAGATCAGAAAAAAGTTATTGAATTGCAAGGATATATGGTTGTCGAGTTCAAATTATGGTATCGAAAATTAGGAGAAATGATTCTTGAGTATGCCGTAAAAGTAATTGATACATGGAAAGCAATAGTTTTGTTTATACAAGAACAGGCAATTAAGGCATTCAAGCATATCAAGGATTTTGTGGAACAGCTTTCAAACGAATTGGAGCCATATATGAATTCCTTGGATTATATGGATTGTGAGAAAAAGAAATATCTGTTTGTTCGGTCACTTGGAAGAGCATATGAAGCGAATGTAAGAGGAAAAGTTATTTATCACAGATGCAGGGATAGGTGTTGAAAATGTGTGATTTTTGTAATGGGAAAGAATCATATAAAACTGCATATGGAGAATTTAAAATCAAAAAATTGGGCTATATAAATGTTATTCAATGCCATATTGATAAATGTCCACAGTATGCTAAATGTTGTAGCAATGGAATGAACGTAGCGATAGCAATGGAAATTGAATTTTGCCCGATGTGTGGTAGAAAGTTGGTGGAAGAATGACATGCTATGAATGTGCTTATTTTGGAATTGAATGGAATGAATTTTTGAAAAAAACGATAGAATTTTGTAACCATCCAGAAAAGTATATTCCTCCAGTAGGATTTGCTTATAAAGAACACGATTGCGAATTTTTCAAAAACAAATCTGGGATATCAAAATGGGACTCTTATTCAGAAAAAGAAAAAGAACAGGCATTGAGGTATTTTCGTGAAAACTATCACAAAAATCCTATTGAAGGTTTAACATGCGAGGGGGCTGAAATGAGTTTCATTGAATATCTAAAAAATGTTGATGCAAACTCATAAGGAAGAGAAGGAGTGTATGAAGCATGATTGTCAATATCAATAACAGCACATACGAGATGAACAGCAAACAGTACAAAGCAGTTCTTGATACGGCGAGCAAAGCGGTTACCTGCGGCATATACGCCATTGAGAAGAACAAGGTAGCAATCATGCTTCGAGAGGAATATAAAAGCAAGGAAGAGCTGAAACAGGCAGTTGGTAATTATACGGCGAAAGGGTTCAAGGTGCATTGGAAATGAAGAAAACACGTTCAAAAATCATAATCAAAACTAGAAAAGGCGGTTACACAAAGATTTATGCTAACGGAAAATGGCAAAAGGGAGTGTATAATATTGATTTCCATGCTGACTGCACGCCATTGAGATACCCATACATAAAAATTTCTTGTGAATTTGATAAGTATAAGACTGATAAAAACGGTTCGGTTATTTACGACCCGGAAAAAGAAGAAATTGCAAAAGAACACGTAGTTGCAAGAATTTAGGGAGATATTGTGAAAATATCAGAAATCTCTATTATAACTGCTTTGTAGAAAGTATTGCGGATATTGATTAGATGATATTACCGGCTAACAAATGGAGTTAGTCGCTAACCAACAAAAATTATTGGCAGAGGTCTTAAGGCACTTCTGCTTTTGCGGAGGTGCTTTTCTTTTGGCAAGTTCAAGCCTAATTTCCACAGTAAATGGATATGAAAATTACATACAGGTGCATGGCATTGATGAACAGGTTATGGATGCCATGGCAGAAGCGGCAAGGGTAGCCATTCTGACGGAAAAGGATGTTGAGTATGGATTAAAGGTTTCTGCCAGATCGAAAGAACTGACGGAGCAGTTTATCTTTCAATCTACAGGTGGCACACCATGGGATTTAGAGAAATATTCATTCCAAAACAAGATATCTTATGAAATTCTGGACAAATATTACGGGATTTTGCTTTTGGAAGCGCAAAACAAAGTTGTGGATAGTGCTTTCCAGTATTTGGAAAATAAAAGAGAGCCTAAAGAACGGTTTTATATGCCAAGAAGAAATCAATTTCTCAAAATAGGGCTTACACAGGCTTTACAAGGCATGATTGATGATAAATATGACATCCTGTGCGTATCCCTTGTTCCGGGAGCAGGAAAAACAACGGTAGAAAAAATGTTTCACGCACTTGTTGCCGGATGGTTTCCGAGAGATTTCAGTCTTTTTTATTCGCACAGCGGAGATATTACCAGAATGTATTACGACGGCGTGTACGATATCGTTACAAACGCGGAAGAGTATACATGGAATGAAATTTTTCCGGATCTTTCAGTGACAAGCACAAATGCAAAGATGGAGCAGTTTAATGTCGGGAAGTACAAATCGTTTCCATCCGTACAATGTACGTCTGTTGGTAGTAAGAATGCAGGTAAAGTAAGGGCTTCTAAGTTTTTACTGGTTGACGATATGATAGGCGGTATCGAAGAAGCAATGAATCCTATTATCCTTGATAAATTATGGGATAAATATGCCGTAGATGCCCGCCAGAGAAAGATACAGGACACGGACGGTAAGAACTGCAAGGAAATACATATTGCCACAAGATGGAGCGTACACGACGTTATAGGGCGCATCCAAAATATGTACGAGGGCAATCCGAGAGTAAAGGTTATTGCGGTACCAGATGTAGACCCAGTTACAGGAGAAAGCAATTTTGAATATGAGTTTTCCGGTTTTACAAAAGAGTTTTTTGAAGATCAACAATTATTGATGGACGACATATCATATAGATGCCTTTACAAACAGGAACCGATTGAGCGAGAGGGATTGCTATTTCCGGAAGATAAAATACGTCGGTATCTTAATTTGCCACATGGAGAACCAGAAATTGTAACCGGTCAATGCGATACAAAGGGAAAAGGAACGGATTACTTTGTTTTGCCGGTATTGCAAAAATACGGAGAGGATTACTACTGTGTAGATTGTGTTTGCGATAACACGGCAGATTATGAGATGCAGTATGAAAATGCAGCAAATGTTTTGACAAACAACAAAGTGCAGGAATGTGAATTTGAGAGAAACGCCGGCGGAGACCGTGTCGCAATGGAAGTAAACAAGCGAGTGGAAGCCAAAGGATGGATATGCAATATCACAGATACACCGACGGAGACAAATAAGGAAGCAAGGATTTTTCAGTGCTCAAACTGGATATTGCAGCACGTTATATTTAAAGACCCATCATTATATAAGCCAAATGATCCATATGGAGTAATGATGTCTCTTCTCAAGAGATATTCAGTGTCCGGTAAAAAGCAGTTGGATGATGTGCCGGATGTATTTTCAAACTTTGCGCTTAGAGTGACAAATGGAAATAACGTAGCCAAAGTAGAAGCGGCAGTAAATCCGTTTAGGAGGTATTGATATGGTAAACAAAGATATTTTAAATCAATACTTAGATTTAAGAGAAGAAGTAAAAGAAGTAAGGAATAAAATTGAAAAGCTTGAAAAATACATAGAAAAAATTGAACAGGAAGGAACGGTTATTGATAGCGTTTCTGGCGGAAATGGTGGAAACCAACATTTTAAAATAGAAGGAATACCATTGCCAGAATATAGGCACAAAAAAACCTTGTTATATTCCAGAAAAACCACCCTCGAAATTTTGGAAAACGAACTTCTTGAAAAAACAAATGAAGTAGAAGAGTTTATTGCAAATATAAAAGATAGCAGAATTAGAAGAATAATTAACCTTAGATTTTTAGAAAATCAATCTTGGAATAAGGTTGCCGACCAAATAGGAGGCAATAACACAGAAGACAGCGTGAGAAAAGCGTTCGATAGATTTATGAAAGAGTAAAGTTGTCCGATATGTCCGGTTTTTTTCTGATATAGTTATAATCGAAGAAGTCAACAAATAGTTGAACACTTTACCATCCCCCATTGAAAGAGCATCGAAGAGAAATCTCCGGTGCTTTTTCTTTTGAAAAGAAAAGAGGATTTTATGGTATATACACCAAAAACAATATATTGCCCGCGTTGCGGAAGAAAAGTTGCCACACACGATGGGCGTTCAACAATGAACATTTCTGTGGAATGTAGGAAATGCCACAAGAAAGTTGTTTTTTATCCGGAGAATGGAAAGACGAAATTAAAATCTCTTACAATCCGGTCAACATCCAGTGGGATGACGTTTATTTAGGAGCCAATTATGAATAATAAATCTCTCCAAGACCTTGTTAAGGGATGTTATGGGCGAAAAATTTTATATACTGATGTTGAAACTATCACAAAAGACAATATTGTCAAGGTGGTTGGAGACTGCATCGGAAATTATTATTACAACAAAACCATCATAGAATACCTATGGCGGTATTACAAAGGAGATCAGCCGATTTTATACCGATTAAAGGTACAAAATGCTGATATTACAAACAAAATAGTAGAAAATCATGCGTATGAGATTGTTCAGTTCAAAGTAGGACAGACATATGGCGAGCCAATACAGTTTATCAGTCGAAAAGATGATGATGAAATTAATCGGGCAGTGGATGCGCTGAATGACTATCTTGTGGATGCGAATAAACAGGAAAAAGACATTAAAGCAGGAGAGTGGCAGTCAGCAACCGGAACATCTTTTAAGGCGGTAAGATTTGCAAATGGAGAAATACCATTTCAAATTGTTGCGCCTACTCCAATGAATACGTGTGTTATTTATAATCGGAGCACGGAAGAACCGGTGGTTGCGGTGCAGGAGCTTAAAGACGAAGATGGAAGATGGTACAAACTGTGCTATACGGACAACTATTCATGTAAACTTCAAAACGGAGTAGTTTCTGAATGGAAATTGCATGCATTTGGAAGTATACCTATTGTTGAGTTTCCAAATAATCATGAGAGAATTTCTGATATTGAGCTTGTCATAGGTATTTTGGATGCCATAAACAATATGCAGTCAAACAGAATGGATGGAATTGAGCAGTTTGTTCAGTACTGGGTTAAGTTTGTGAACTGTGAAATCGACCAAAAAACGTTTGAAGAGATGAAAATGAGCCATGCTTTGACGGTAAAGTCCAATAACAAGGATAACAAAGCCGATGTTGAGATTATGACGCAGGAACTAAATCAGAGCCAGTGTCAGGTGGCAAAAGATGATTTGTGGGACAATGCCTTGGCAATATTAGCAATACCAAACAGAGAGTCCCAAAACTCTGGAGGAGATACACAAGGAGCAGTATCATTAAGGGCTGGATGGGATTTTTCAAAGACAAGAGCAAAATTAAAAGACCCAATTGTGAAATCGGCAGAGAAGAGACTTGCAAAAGTTGTCTTAAATGTAATACGCGTTAAGGACAATGATTTGAAATTGTCAATGAGGGATTTTGATGTGCAAATCAATCATAGCCCGCAAGACAATATGTATACAAAGTCGCAAACACTATATCAGCTTTTAGAGTGCGGCATACATCCTCTTATTGCCATTAAAACGGTGGGGCTTTGGGGAGATGCTGAAAAGACATTCCTCTTGTCTAAGCCATATATAGATGCGTTGTGGAAAACAATTGATAATGCAGAAGAGCAGGAACAAAAAGCACAGGAAATTGTAAACCAATTAAATAAACAGCAAAATAAGACAGCTACCGAGTAATCGGTGGCTGTTTTTATTTTATAAAAATTCGCAAAGTTGTGAGCGTAAAAATCAACAGTGTCATTCGGTGTCGTTGCACCGCAAAAATTCGTAAAGACATATCGGAGGTAATCAATGAAAAGAGAAGAGTTAATTGCAATGGGTATCAGTGAGGAAAATGTTGAAAAAATCATTGCTGATTACGGCAGTGCCGTACAGAGAGAACAGGCAAAAGCAGCAGAGCTTAAGGCAAAGGCAGACAGCGCAGATGAGTTGCAGAAAAAGCTGGATGAAATGGAAGCAGGAAACCTCACGGAACTTGAAAAAGCAAACAAGGCGTTAGAGACAGCAAATCAGCAGATCGCAGATATGCAGAAAAAAAACGCCATCAGAGATCAGCGCGAAGCATTGATGGAAAAGTTAAAAATCAATGCAGAGCAGGCAAAATCCGTTGTCAAGGATAATGGAAGCCTTGATTATGACGCTCTTGGAAAGATTACAGCCGAAAAGGAAACCGCGGCAGCGCAGGCAAAGGAACAGGAGATTGCAAATAATTCTGAAAATCCGGGCGGCGGTACTGCAGGTGGAGAAAATAAAAAAACTGCGGACGTAGAGAACGCAGAAAAAATCAGTTTTGGCAAACCTGCAGAAAGTGCAGAAGCCAAAGACCATTATGTTTTATAGGAGGTAAATTATGGGAAAACCGATTGAAAGAGACTTTACACAGAGTAAAGGAATTTTAAAATTCTTTCCTTATGAGGGTGCGGCGTGTATCGTTCCGCAGACAATGGTGTCAAGTGCCGATGCAAACGGAAAGAAGATTGCAAAGGCAGGGACACCGTTCCCAAGCAATGACGAATCTTGCAAAGGGTATCTTCTGGAAGATGTTGACGTAACAATGGGAGATGCGCCTGGAACTTATGTATATCAGGGTTCTATTGACAGCGCAAAGGTAACAGCGAACGGAGTGACCGTGGAAGCAACTGCAAAAGCAGCAACACCGCGTGTTACTTTTTTTGATTAAAAAATGGAGGTATTAGAGAATGGCATTACCATTAGCAGAAGCATTTACCGCAAGAAGTCTTGGGGTTATGTGGAATAATTATAAAAAAACGCTTGGTTCTGCACCTTACTTAGGTAGACAGAAATTTGGAACCAGAAAACAGGACAGCCTTGAACTTAGATTTATCAAAGGGAAAAACGGTCTTCCGGTATCCTTAAAGGCATCCAATTTTGATGCGCAGGCAGAGTTAAGAGATGTCGGTGGATTTTCGGATATTCAGAACGAGATGCCTTTCTACCGTGAATCTTACATGGTAACAGAGCGTGAAGAGCAGGAGTATGCAAATTACCAGTCGGCAGAAAATTCCAACATGGCAAACCAGGTGCTTAGAGAAATCAGCAAAAAACCGATGATGCTGATTGAGGGCGCAAGAGTAGTGCCGGAACGCCAGATTTGGCAGTTATTAGCACCATCTGATGGTATTCCAAGAGTACAGGTAACAATTGGTGGCAAGAGCTTCTATGTTGATTATACTTCGGACAATGGAGTGGCGCACAAGAGAGATCATTACAAGGATATTTCCGGAAGCGATACTGATAAATGGTCTGCACCAGAAACAGCAACGCCACTTGACGACCTTATCGAGATTAAACGTGAGTTTGCAAAGAAAACAGGATATTCCCTTGCACGCTTTAGCATGAATACAGAAACATGGGAAATGGTCCTTAAGGCGGAGGACACAAAGAAACAGGTGCTTGGAATTATTGCTTACAATGGCGGTATTCGCTTACAGCAGGGGCAGGTTACAGAGTATCTTAGAGGATACGGCATCGAGATTGAAGTTTACGACAAACTTTGCATCGACCCTGCAGACGGTGCTACCAAATATTTTATTCCTACAGGAGTTATTTCAGCGCAGTCATCCGGCGTGTACCTTGGAGATTATGTCTTTGGAAAGACACCGGAAGAGAGAAGCGGAAGTTTAACAGACGGAAACCTTTCTATTGTAGAAACCGGCATTTCGGTATATACATACGCAACAAATCATCCGATCAACACGCATTGCATTGTGTCAATGATCGGATTGCCTACTTTTGAGGGCATGGACAGCGTTGTTGTCATGAAAGTTGCGTAGGAGGTGCGGTATGATTGCTGAATATACAGTAAAGCGCAATGGAAGATGGTATAAAGCAGGAGATGAAATCCCGGACATTGTTCCGGGAGAGAAATCTTCTGGCGAGTACACCAAGACAGAGATTAACAGAATGAGCACTGCTGATTTACAGGCACTTGCCGCTGAACATGGGATCGAGGGTGCAGAAGAAATCAGTGGAGCGGAACTGAAACGCATTTTGATCGAGCAGTTTGGATTATAGGTAGGGAAGAATGGACGAATATACAACATTAGAGCAGGTCAAAATCAGACTGAAACAATTTCATATTGAAACCGTTACGGACGAAGATGGTGTTACTTCTGATGTTGTCGTGTTCGACCAGAAAGAAGATAATCCTTACATCGAACAGCTTATCAAGCAGGCAAGAAATGAAGTGGTAAGCAAGCGGAATTACCCGGAAAGCTACACGGATGAAAAAATATCCGAAGACTTGAAACAGTTTGAGGATGTAATCGTCAATTTAGCCGTGTACGACCATTCACAGGCAGGAGAAGCCTATATGGCAAGCTATTCAGAAAACGGAGTGAGCCGTAGCTGGAAAGACAGGGAAAGCTTGTTTGTCTGTGTATTTCCGTTTGTAAAATCATTATAACTCATCGATTTCGAGGAGTTTAGAAGATTGTGCGTTACGTTTTGCCGATGTTGGCAAAACGTAGCAGGCGGCACACATTGAGCGGTGGTGGGCGGTGTGCCATAAAAAATGAAAGGCGGTATATGATTTGACGATTGAAATATCAACAGCAATCATTATAAGCGTGCTGTCGCTTGGTTTTTCCGTCTTTATGGGCTTGAAGAGCAACAAAAGGACAGACAACACGGATCTTGAAGAGCGCGTGCGGGAGAACACACGCATTAACATGAAGTTGGATGCCATTTCAAACAACACGACCGAGATCAAAAATGAAGTATCTGAGATGCGAAAAGAAATAAATTCTCATGACAACAGAATCATAAAGGTGGAGGAAAGTGTGAAATCGGCTCATCACAGAATTGACGGAATAGAAACCCGTCTTAATGATGACAAGGAGGTTTAATCATGGATATTATACAGTCTGTAATTGCAAATATGACAATTATTCTGGCAATCATTGGTGCGCTGGCATTTGTTGTGTCTGTGGTAACACAGGTAATCAAAGGTGTAGGCGTATTTTCTAAGATTCCAACGGACATTTTGGTATTTGTTCTTTCTATCGGAATCACGGTCGCTGCGTTTGTGGCATACATGCAGTACATCCAGACATCAATTTTATGGTATATGATCTTGGCAGCTATTATTGCAGGATTTATTGTTGCGTTTGTCGCAATGTATGGATGGGAAAAGCTTTCTGAGCTGTGGAAACGGTTCGGCAAGGATGTGAAGTGAAATGCTTGAGATCAATAAGCAAAAAATGAGTTATTCGCAGCAAAGCGGCAAGGTGCCGGTATATGTGACGGATGATGATGGTAACATCGAATATTCTTCGTACACGGATTCTGATGGAAATGTAATTTATTACCTTGATGAGGATGGAAACAAAATACCGAAAACAACCGGAGAGTATACCACAGGTTATGAGAAGCCTGTGGTTTTTTATTCTTCAATCAGCAATAAGTTGAGTGAAGCACTTATAAAAGAGTTTGGCGTTGACAATTCCACAAACTTTGTTCAGATTGTCGAGGACAAAGGGAAACTTCCATTGAGCGTCGGCTCCTTGGTATGGAAACGGTCAGATGTAAGGTACAAAGATGAAGAGAATACAATCGTTGATGAAAATTCGGCTGATTACATCGTAAAAGGTGTTGCAGACGAGGGATTGACGGTTGATTTGTTTTTATTGCAAAAAAATGTAAAGTAGGTGCTGAATGGGAAAGAAAGTAATCACCATGAGCTTGTCTGAAAAGTCTATTCAGAAAGCCATACGAGAGCTTAGAGCCTATCAAAACAGCTTGACATATAAATGTCAGCTATTAGCAGAAAAACTTGCGGAAAAGGGCGTAGAGATTGCCAGAGTGCAAATTGCTGACCTTGACGCAATATTTACATCGGAACTGATTTCAAGTGTTCATGCGGAATATGAAGGAAGCACTAAGGGCGGCGGGATATGGGCGGTAATAGCCGGTACAGACCACGCCGCATTTGTTGAGTTTGGAACCGGAATTGTGGGACAGCAAAGTCCTTATCCTGGGAAACTGCCGGAAGGTGTTTCGTGGCAGTACGCAAGTGGAAAAACTATACATCAGATTTCAGATGGAAGATATGGATGGTTTTATCAGGACGACAATGGCGATTGGTGGTTTACAGAGGGAATGCCAAGCCGACCATTCATGTATCTGACCGCGAATGAGTTGCGGCAGATTGTTACACAGACAGCGAAGGAGGTGTTTGGATAATGGCAGACAACCAGTGGGTATTTGATCTTGAAACAAACATTTTCTCCAATGTTGCAACGATAGCCAAACCAAAACTCAAGAAAAAATACAAAAGCATGAATTTTGACACTGCATTTACAACGGTTGAAAAGAACCTTGATAAAGACCCTGTTTTCCCGACTATTTACATCCATGAGATGCCGGGGCTTGAACGTGGGGCAGATTTAGAGGGCACATCCGTAAATGCGGTGCAGGAAACAATACAGGTTGACGTCATTACAAACACAAAGCAGAGCGATGCAAAAGGGATTATGGCTATTTTAGCTGATGCCTTTAAACAGATGCGATTTCAAATTACAGCAATGCCGGAGTTTAAAAATGACAGTGAAAAAAAATTTAGAAGCGTTGCAAGGTTCCGGCGGATAATCGGAGCCAACGACAGATTGATGTAAAAGAGCCGAAAGGCTCTATTTTTTATGCACCGGGTGCAAAAAGATGCGCCCGATAACCGCATTATTTGGCGGTAGAAAGAGAGGTAAAAATGGCAGAAGCAGGATTGTCTACGTTAGGAATTACGTTTGGCTATGGCACAGAAGCGACAGCCGGAACAAAGCCTACATCGTTTAAACAGCTTACAAGAATTAACGCAATCGGCGGTATTAACATTGAGCCGGAACAGATTGACGCATCTGCATTAGAAGATGCTATTACCAGATATGTAAAGGGTCGCGCAGATACCGGTGGCTCTTTCCCTATCACGGTAAACCTTACGGATGCCACAAAGGAAGAGTGGGAAGCACTTATCACGGCGTATAAGGCGCTTTCCGGCGGGAAAAGAATGTGGTTTGAAACTATTATCCCGGGATTTACCGACGCGTTTTTTGTTGTGGCTCAGCCGCCAGAGCAGATTCCACAGCCGGAGATTGGTCAGAACGAACTTTTGACGGTTGAAATGAATCTTACCATTGAAGAATACAAGGGCATGGACACCGCTGTAGCTTTTACACCGGGGGAATAACACGTCAGTCGAATAGTTCGGTTGGATCGGCTGACGATAACCAGACAACCGAGCCAGAGCTTGAAGAAACAATTTAAAAGAACAGGGCGGTCTTCGGACTGCCCTTTCCCTATATGAGAGGGAGAAAGGGAAAGAAAATGACAAAATTAAAATTTGGCGAGAAAGAATTACAGATCAAGTTTGGATATGAAGCAACCGTGAAAAGCGGAATTATCAAGAAAGTAGCAAAATTAGACCAGATGGAAGATATTGAAGCGGTTGACGAAATCCTTTTATTTCTTCCAGAGTTAATCCTTGTAGGCGCGCAGAAGTTTCACAAAGAGGAACTTGGATACAATCCGGACAATGAGGGAGAAAAGGAACAGCAGCTTGGAAAAGTATATGCCATGCTGGATGATTACTTTGACGGAGAAGATGCAGATGTTCAGGTACTTTACAATGCACTTTTAGCGGAGCTGCTTGAAAACGGTTTTTTATCAAAATTGCTCAAAGCAGAGCAGGAAGAAGCGGAGAAGAAAACTCCGAGGAAAAAGTAGAAGAACAGAGAGAGCTTACATGGGAAACGTATTGCACGGAAATCCGCCCGTTTTGGCTTTTAGTTACAAAGGGGTACGGATTTACTGTGCATGACATAGACACGTCCTGCCCGGCTGATTTACAGCCTTATGCGGATGCTTACAACTTAGATAAAAAGCAAAGAGACAATGAGATGTGGATGTGGTTTGGAACATATGGATTGTCTGCGGTATCGGTGGCAGTAGAACATTGCCTTGCCGGTCGGAAAGCAAAATCAAAGTATATTGAAAAACCAATCAATGAACAGCAAGGAAAATATGATTCGGAAATGACGGAAGAAGAAATTAAGAAACAGAGAGAGCTATTTGTGGCAAAGCTCAAAATTATGCAGTCAAACTATGAGTTGAGCCATCCAAAACCAGAAAAGAACTTGGAGGTATAAATATGTCAATTAGAATTGGATCTGCAAGACATGATGAAAATGGGAAATTGACCGGTGGGAGACCGGGAGATCAGACCGGAACAGAAGTAAGTATGCAAAACTTTTATGTTCATAAAAAAGGATGGTATGTGTTAAGGCCAAAAACAAAAGATATGGCGGATAAACTGGCAGAATCAATGATTACAGCGTGCAATAATGATAATATTGGCTACTGTCAGGGACACCGGCTTGGAATTGTCAAATATGGTATTAATTCAAAAGTAAAAACAGAAGCAGATTGCGGCACAACGGTACGTGCATGCATTATTCATGCAACTGGAAAAGATGTTGGAAATTTCACCACAGCAAATGAAAAATCTGTACTTCTTTCTAGTGGCATGTTTGATGACATTGGAGGTTATGCGGCAGGAATGGTTCTTTACAACGGAGATGTTATTGTCACAAAAACAAAAGGTCATACAGCGATTGTGACAAGCGGAAACCCTAGAAAAAATGTAAAAGATCATTTAAACCCATACCCGGAACCTGCAAGGATTTTAAAGAAAAAATTCCCTTGCATGAGAGGGGATGATGTGAGATGGCTTCAGACGGAGCTTATTTATCACGGATGCCTGGATGAAAAAGATAAAAAGGGAAACAGTAATGTGGACGGTATTCTTGGAAATGATACGGCGACCGGTATTGGAACATTCCAGAAAAAAGTCGGAATTACAGTAGATAAGAAATGCGGACCGGTTACAAGAGAAAAATTAAAAGAGTAGATCAAGGACGGTAAGGTGTCACAGCCTACCGTCTTTTTATTTTGCATAGAAAGTTGGTGCATATATGGCAGACATTGATGAATTACAAATAAAAATCAAAGCTGACTCTGCAAAAGCAAGTAATTCCATAGAAAGCCTTGTAAACAGCATGAATAGGCTCCGGGAAAGCATATCGTTTGACACTGCAAAACTTTCAAATATTGCAAGCGGAATCAGAAGCATTTCCGATGCGGCTACCGGATTCAAAGGTGGTAAATCTTCGGAAATCACATCAATGGTGCGGGCACTCAATAAATTTTCTGGTGTTGATGCAAATTCTATCCACGGAATATCTTCTGCTGTGAGAGATCTTGCATCTGGAATAGCAAGTGTTAAGGCTGTTGATACAAGCGGACTCATAAGCATGGTGTCTGCGTTGTCAAAAATCGGTGGCAAGGCATCTACACAGGCGACAAAGAATTTACCGGCTCTTTCTGCACAGTTACAAAACTTTGTACGTCAAATGAACAAGATAGGTGCATTGAATTTTGATATGACAAACATGAGTAATCTTGTAACGTCCATATCAAGGCTTGGAAGCGTTGCAAGCGGTCGTGCGGTAACTAATATACCTTTGCTTGCTGACAATCTCAAATACCTGTTTGAGACGCTTTCAAAAGCACCAAATGTATCTTCAAATATCATTCAGATGACGCAGGCACTTGGCAATCTTTCCAACAGGTCTGGTGGTGCGATTTCTGGATTAAATACCAGCATCAGTAGCCTTTCCGGTTCTTTCCTTGGATTTAAGACATCCACAGGGAAAGCATTGATCGGACTCAAGTCATTCACAAGACAGATTTTGTCCTCTATGGGGATTTATCTTGGTCTGTACGGAGCGATCAGGGGAATAAAAAATGCAATCGACATATCATCCACATTAACAGAGGTTCAGAACGTTGTTGATGTTACTTTTGGGGACATGTCAAAGAAAGTCAATGAGTTTGCGCAGGACTCTATACGTCAGTTCGGTATGTCAGAATTGACACTGAAACAGACGGCAAGCCGATTCCAAGCAATGGGAACAGCCATGGGAATTGACAGCAGTTTGATAAAGAAAGCCAATGAGTTTTTGAATAAGCAGACAGATGGCTATATTGGTTTGTCTGATTCCATGGCTGATGTGTCTTTGAATTTAACAAAATTAACTGCTGATATGGCATCTCTGTATAACATAGATCAGGATGTTGTGTCGCAGGATTTAGCTGCAATATTTACCGGACAGACACGCCCATTAAGAGATTACGGTCTTGATCTTACACAGGCAACCCTTAAAGAGTGGGCGATGAAACAGGGATTAGATTCTGATATTGCGTCTATGTCACAGGCTGAAAAGACAATGCTCCGGTATCAGTATGTGCTTGCCAATACGCAGACAGCGCAGGGAGACTTTGCACGTACTGCTGATTCGTGGGCGAACCAGATCAGAATTTTAAAACAGTCATTTGAACAGCTTGGCAGTGTTATTGGTGGAGCATTAATCAATGCTTTTAAACCATTCGTAAAAGCACTCAATTCCGTTTTACTGGTTGTTATCAGCTTTGTTACAAAGGTTACAAACGCTTTAGGCGCAATCTTCGGATGGAAATATGAGGATTCCGGTGCAGGTCTTGCAGATAGTTTTTCAGATGCGGCAGAGAGCGCAGGCGATGTTGCTGACAATACCGGACAGGCGGCAAAGAACATCGACAAGATGAATAAGGGCGTCCGTCAGTTTGATGAATTGAAACTGATTACCACAAATGATGGTTCTGGCAAAAAAGGTTCGGGCGGTTCCGGCGGTGGTGGCGCATCAGGCGGTGCCAGTGGCGGTAAACTTGTCAAGACTGATACCATTTTCAAAAATTACGAAAGTGATATTAAAAATCTGAAACAACTTGGAAAATACATCAGTGATGCCTTATCAAAAGCTATGGAGTCTATCAACTGGGATAAGATTTATTCCAAGGCAAGAAACTTCGGCAAAGGCTTGGCAGATTTCCTTAATGGTCTTATCAATCCGAGACTGTTTGGAAATGTTGGTAAGACGATTGCAGGGGCACTGAACACGGCAATTTATGCCACACTTTCCTTTGGTCAGACATTTGACTGGTCAAACTTTGGAAAATCACTGGCAGAGGGAATAAATAAATTCTTTAAAACATTTGATTTTAAAGCACTTGCAGAAGATATAAATACTTGGGTACAGGGAGTTTACAAGACAATTAAGACCATGATAGAAAATATCAAGTGGTCTGATGTTTGGAAAGGCGTAAAAGATTTTCTTTCAAACATTGATATTGAGACAGTTGAAATTCTTCTCGGAGCGTTTGCTTTGAAACTTGCAGGAAAACTATTGACAGGGAAACTTCTCAAGGAGACTATCGGGAAATTAATAGGAGCGAAATTCACAGCCGCTTTTGGTCAAACGGCGGTAAAATCATTACTCTCTTATGCAATTCCTATTTCACTTGCTGTAGTAGTGGCAACGTTATCTTTTACGGTTGGAAAAGATAGCATAAAAAAAGATGTTAATAATTTAGAAAAAGCGTATGAAAAAGGCGGTTTTCTGCAATATCTTCAGGAAAGTTTTAAACAACTTCTTAATCCGTTTGAATGGATTAATGCATATGGCGGTGGAGTTTTGAGCCATGATACTGTGATGGACAAATTAGGCATTGGAAATGGAATGAATGTTGATGAATTTGTCAAAAATCTGCCTAAAAAGGAAGATTACAAATCATTAGATGATTTCCAAAAAGCATTAAATGAGTTCAATGATAATATGCCTAATAAATTAAATGTACCTGACAGCTTTGATCTAAAGGCGTGGATAGATGAATGGAAGAATATAAACGGATTAGATGATGTAGATTTACGAGCAGATGTCGTCCTTCCAAATTTACAAGAGAAGATTTCCGAGTTCAAAGACAATGTCAAAGAATGGTGGGGATTGAATGTAGAACTTCCAGTTCATAACAAATTGACAACTACTCAAAATGATATTTCTTTATGGTGGGAAAATGTAAAGGAATATTGGGGAGAAAAAAAGCTTTCAATACAGACAGAAATAGGAGAAATAAAAGGTAAAATAGAAGAAAAGTGGAATGAAGCCTTAACTTACATTCAGGAGAATATTTTCCCGTGGTTCACAAAAGAAAAGTGGATGGAAGTAGGAAATGGAATAAAAGAGGGATTATCTGCTAAATGGGATGAGTTTTCCGATTGGTGGCAAAAGACAGGAATATATAACTGGTGGGAAAATCATGTAAAACCTTGGTTTACAAAAGAAAAATGGGATGAACAGGGAGACGGAATGAAAAAAGGTCTTTCTGAAAAATGGGACGAATTTAGTAACTGGTGGAGTACATCTGGAATTGGTTCTTGGTGGACAAATCATGTCGCACCGTATTTTACGAAAGACAAATGGACATTCAGTGGCATTTCTGACGGATTGAAGCAGGCATTTGATAATGCTGTTGCAGGAATTAAGCAGGTATGGAATAATTTTGCAACGTGGCTTAATTCAAAACTGTCTTTTTCATGGGATTCTGTAAATATTGGTGGAAAAGAAATAATTCAAGCTGGCAATATTAACCTTGGAAAAATCCCAACGTTCGCCGCAGGAGGTTTTCCAAAACAGTACAGCATGTTTATGGCAGGAGAAAACGGCGTACCGGAAATCCTTGGAACAGTTGGAGGAAAGACAGCAGTTGCTGGGGGGCAGGAGATCACAGGTATTCGTGATGCTGTATACAGTACGTCACAGCAGGAAATTGCGTTACTTAAACAGCAAAATCAGTTATTGCAAGGAATCCTCGAAAAAGAATTTGGTGTGACACAAGACCAGATAGGAAGAAGTGCTAGAAAATACGCAAGAGAATATTTTAATAGAACGGGCAGAGAAGCATATAGTTTCTAATGACAAAAACCGCCACTTGTGGTAGAATCATTTTATTACAAGTGGGGGGAGGGTAACACATGGCGTTGATTAAATGTCCTGAATGTGGAAAAGAAATTTCAGACAAAGCAGAAATGTGTATCAATTGCGGATTTCCGTTGAAACAACACGAAAACAATGAAATGTCTGCGGGGAAAAGTGAATTTTATAAATCATACGAACAAGAAAACGAAAATGATAGAGGGTGGGAACGCCCAAAAGAGCCAGAGATTACAGGTGTTGGAAAATTATTCTTAAGAAATTCTGTTGAAAGATCTCAAAACACGGGATTTAATGGTATATATAAATATACTTTATTCGGAGAAAAAAAAGAGGTTTACTGTCCAAGATGTGGGAGCGAAAATTGTTCTCATTATACGGAGCAGAAATTTGTACCAGGCAAAACAAAGACAAGATACACTGCAAATCTAAATCCATTTAAACCGTTTACTTTAGTAAATAAAAAGGAAAAGATTTTGAGAAAAGATCAAACATATGAAATAAATAAAATTATATGTAATGATTGTGGCTACACTTTCATATAAATTTGGATTTAATATGTGGAGAATTACGATGGAGAATAGGGAGTCTGAATCAGAACTAAATGAGTGCAAAAAGAAGTTGAATAAAGCACATCAAACGATAGAAGAATTGAAAATTAAGATGACGCAAGATAAAAAAAATCACAAATGGGAAATCAGGGAAATAAATAAAAGAATAGAACAGGCAACTGATAAAAACTTGGAATTATATGACAGAGAATCAAAAGCACTTATTTATGCAGATCAGTTGGAAAAAGATAAAAACATACTTGTTAAAGAAAAGAGAGAACATGAAAAGAAAATAGAAAAATTAGAGAGAGAAAATGAACAGTTGAAAGAAGAATTAGCAAAAATTACAGAAAGAAAAAACTTTAGCAACGATCCTGAATGGAGAGTACTTAAAGCAGCAGGGGAAAATAAGAAAACAAAATAATCCAATTAGAAAAAGACGCCTCAAGAGGTGTCTTTTTTGTATTCCTTGATTTTTAACAGATCGGATAAGTATTCTAGCAAGCGTTTTTGCCCAGAATTGTTTAATTTGTGAAAATTGCTGATAAAATTTGCAAATTAGCTGTTTGACAAACACACATAGAAAATATATAATTTCAGTAATTAAAAATCACGCAGGTAAGACCTAAAGAATTTAGGACGTCCTGCAAGCCTATGAGGAATAGGTACGGATTCGTGACCGCCAGAGATTGAAGAAATTCAGTCTTTGGTGGTCTTTTTGTTTGAAAATTCATCCGAATGGATTGAATATATAGCGTGTAACTCCTGTTAGGGTATGTTCCTAACGCACGTGAATTTAAAGGTTGAGCCTTGCGAAATGTAAGGCTCGGAAATTTAGGAGATAGAAAATATGGCATACAAAGCTCTTATGACTAAAGATGAAATTGGATTTGAAAACAATACGAACACGATAACAACACTTGAAATTGCAGAAATGATGGAAGTTCCGCACTATGAGATTTTAAAAAAATTGGAAGGGACAACAAATCCAGACGGAAGCACTAAACAGGCAGGAATTATACCAACATTAGGTAAAGGGAAAATTCCCGTTACCGATTATTTCATCAAATCAACGTATTTGACAGGGCAAAACAAGAAGATGCCGTGTTATGAAGTTACCAAGATTGGTTGTGATTTTCTTGCTAATAAGTTTACAGGAGAAAAAGGTATCCTATTCACAGCAAAATATGTAAAGCGTTTTAACGAAATGGAGAGGGGACAGGTCCCGAAAGATTTTCCATCGGCACTTCGGGCATATGCGGATGAAGTAGAGCGTAGGCAGATTGCAGAACAGGAGAATGAAAAGCTGCAGCAGGAACTTGACTATAGCAAAGACTGGTATTCTATTAAGCGTGTTGCAGCAATGAACGGTGTGGACTGGAAAACATTTAATTGGCGAAAACTCAAAGAAAAGAGCATTGAACTTGGATATGGCGTGAAAAAGATTTTTGATGCAAATTATGGAGAGGTAAATACCTACCATAGGAATGTTTGGGAAGCAGCATACCCGGAGTATGAAATTTAGGAGAAATTTTATGAACAAATTAGAGATCATGATTACATATGGGAACACGGAAGTAATTCATACACCGGAGAAAATTGTGATTAAATCGCCCAATATCGAAGTAATTACAAAATAGATCAAGAAAATAAAGTAGCATCTATCAAATTGGTGGTAGGTGCTATTTTTGCACAAATTTTACCGACTGTCATTTGAGACAGCCGCAAACCCAAACAGTTAGGTGGTGGAAATATGGCGTACAGCGGATGGCTGTTAAAGATTGGAAATTACACAGTGCCAATGTCTTTTATGAAAGCGGAATCATATAGTCCATATGTTAATATGCAGGATTTAGATGATTATACGGATGCCAACGGTTATCTGCATAGAAATGCCGTGGAATTAAAGGCTTTAAAAGTGGAGTTTGAGACACGGGCAATGCTGACAAATAAGACTTTTAGTGAGGTTTTAAACAATATTCGAAGTCAGTTCACAAATGCGACAGGGAGAGCATGCTATATCACAGCGTATATCCCGGAATACGACGATTATGTGACGCAGTACGGCTATATGGCAGATTTTCAGCCTACGATATACGGAACATATGATGGAATAATTCATTACAATTCAGTTCGGCTTGCTTTCATAGGGGGTGTGTACGGTGGTTAATTATAAATATGGCGACTTGTTCAAAAAAGATACGGTCGATAAGCAATTATCCATCGTATCTGATGACGGAAAAATCAATATCACAAATACAGAGCTACACCAAGAAAAATTCGAATTGACCGAAAGTTTGTGTTCGGAACAGGAATTGACGTTTGGATCATGCGAAGCCGCCATGATTAAATTCACGGTGTCAAATACATTTTTGCCAATGAAGGGCAGATGGATGACGGTAAGAATGTCCCTTGATGGACATGCAGATATCCCGTTCCAGTTCGGACGATATAAGGTTGATTCTGATACGCCCACGGCAGACAGAACGTGCCGTGATGTGGTTGCATATGATGCCATTTATGACATTTTAAATGCAGATGTGGCAGCATGGTATAACACTGTCTTTCCATCCCATAAAGAGCAGCAGAAAGATAAAGATGGAAAAACTACGACTGTTACAGTTTATGATCCGGTCACAATGAAGCAATTCCGGGACAGCTTTTTTAAGCACTTCGGGATTGAGCAGGCTGACATTATACTGGTTAATGACGGCATGTCTATTGAAAAAACAGTTGCAGTCACGCCATCCAGTGAGACAAGTTCTGATACAGAGGAATCGAGCACCATAGGCGAATCTATGAGCGGCAAGGAAGTGTTGTCCTGTATTTGTGAGCTCAATGGCTGTATGGGGCACATGGGGCGTGACGGGAAGTTTCATTATATTTATCTGGAACAGGAGATACAGGGATTATATCCAAGGAATGATCTTTATCCGGCGGATAATTTGTATCCAAGAGATCCGAAAAGCAACCGTATCGGGAAGGATTTATATATAACGGCTGAGTATGAAGATTTTCTTGTTAAAACAATCAATAAGTTACAGATCCGGGAGCAGAAGAATGATATCGGTGTGATTGTGGGTACCGGAGACAATGCCTATGTGATCGAGGATAATTTTCTTGTATATGGCAAAGGCACAAAAGAACTGAAAGGCATTGCAAAAAATATCCTTTCCAAGATCAGAGGGATTGTTTACCGCCCGTTTACAGCGGACTGCAAAGGAAATCCGTGTCTTGAGGTCGGGGATGCAGTGCGGCTGCCGACCAGATATGAACTGATTGAGTCCTATATTCTGAAAAGAACCCTGAAAGGTATACAGGCTTTGCGTGATGATTTGGAAGCGGATGGGGAAGAGTACCGGACAAACGGGGCGAACGGAATACAGAAAAGTATTTTAAAGCTCAAAGGCAAGAGCAATGTGTTGGAGCGAACCATTGAAAAGACACAGAGCACGATAACTGATGTTGAGAAGGGATTGCAGTCACAGATCACGCAGACCGCAACCGAAATTCGCACAGAAGTTAAAAATACAACGGATGGTTTATCATCGAGAATCACGCAAAATGCGAGCAGTATTACAGCAGAAGTAAAAAGAGCACAGGGGCAGGAAGTTGAACTTGCAGCAGCTATTAAAATTAATGAGGACAAGATTACAGCGGAAGTTACGAGAGCAAGCGAAGCAGAGGGCGATTTGTCCGGAGAGATAGAGGTGACCGCAACTAAGATACGGTCAGAAGTCAGTGCTTCTTTAACAGTATGGGATACCGAAGATTATGACGTTACACATTGTGGTTTCGGGAATCCACAAGATACATACCCTGCATCTTCGTATTATTCTGGACACAGTTTTTTGGATCAGAATACTGGAAAGTTTTATGGTTGCGAACCAGATGGTGGAATAAGCAGTGGAAAATACAAATGGACTCTGATAAAGAAATTTAAGCAGCTTTCATCGAGTGCGTCCAGTACGATTACGCAGTCATCAAAGCAGATCAGCTTGAAAGTATCAAAAGACAGCGTCATTTCAGAAATCAACCAGTCAGCCGAGGGTATCAAAATTAAAGCAAAACTGCTTGAATTAAAAGGTTCTATGGAAATGACCGGGGGATATATGCATATTCAAGCGGAAGAGTCTGTAGAAAACCTTATTGAATTTAAACGCAGTGGAACACTTGTACAGATGGGAACGGATGGATTTCGAACAGTGGAAGGGACGCTTGAAAGTCCTGTTCATAAATGTACGGTTCAATATAATCAGGTTTCATTGCATAAAGGCGCAAACGATAATGACCACATGATGATCCATTTAGACGGAGATACCGGAGTAGGTGGATTCAGAGGTGGAGTAATTAATGGATCTGACAAAAGAATAAAAAACACAATTTTAGATTTAAGCAAAAAGCAATCATCTGAGTTTATTTATTCTTTAAGAGCAAAATCGTATCGTTATAATTTCGAAAAAGATGGGTTCCATCATGGATTTATTGCACAGGATGTTTTGAAAAAAGCGGAAAAAGGGTGGAATATTTGTCCAAAAACGTTTTCAGACAGCAATGGGAAAAAGTATTACGGACTGAAATATACGGAACTGATTGCTGATCTGGTTGCCACAGTGCAGTTGCAGCATGACGAGATAGAACAGTTAAAGGAAAAGGTGGAAAATCTATGATAAATGCAAAAATTCGGGAATTTGAAAACGACATTATAAATTATGCAAATTTGTGTGAGGATGTCCCAATCGAAGCTAAGTACCTAGTGTTTAAGGATATTCTGCAGCAGATTAAGGAAGAAGCAAACAGACATGTTATAGCCGAACGGGAGCAGATGAAGCTTGCAAAGGAAAGGGAGAGTGAGGACCATGAACAAAGCGCATAGTGCTATTAATTGGGAGAATTACCCGAGTGATGAAACACCGCTTAATGAAAGCAATCTTAACAAAATGGACGCAGCTATTGGCGTTATTGATGATCGTGTAATCACTCTTGATACCACAAAAGCCACGAAAACAGAAGTGGCTACCCTTGTTGCAGACGTGACCTTTGAGGAATCGACCGGAATCATTACGATCACAAAAAAGAACGGTTCTAAGATTACGATTGATACACAGATGGAGAAAATCGCAATCAACTTCGTTTATAACCCGACCACACAGCAGATTATCCTGACTCTGATTGATGGCACGAAACAGTACATAGACCTGTCGGCACTGATTACACAGTATGAGTTCCTTGATTCTGATACGGTAGCTTTTTATATTGATAAGGATGGAAAAGTGTCTGCCATCGTCAAAGAGGGTAGCATCGAGGAAAAACACTTGGAGCCAAACTATCTTGCGAAAATCAAAGTGGAAGTGGCAAAGGCAGAGTCAAGCCAGCAGGCAGCGGCAAAGTCCGAAGCCAACGCCAAAGCAAGTGAGAATGCTGCAAAAGCCAGTGAAACAGCGGCAAAAACATCCGAAACCAATGCCAAAGCGTCAGAGACAGCGGCAGCGAAGTCAGCTACGGCGGCAGAGGCATCCGAAAGCAACGCAAAAGTCAGTGAGACATCCGCCAGTCAGTATGCAGCCACAGCCACAAGTGAAGCGGCATCTGCCAGTCAGTCAGCCAGTACCGCCACAGATAAAGCCAATATTGCAACGCAGAAAGCAACAGAGATCATCGGTAAAGCCGAATCTGCAGCAGATAGTGCAACTAAAGCACAGAGTTATGCCGTTGGTGGTACCGGGAGCAGAGAGGGCGAGGATTCTGACAATGCGAAGTATTATTTTGAACAGGTAAAAGATGTGTCTGAAGCTATTAAGGGCGGATTGCAGCCGAGAGGAACAGTTGCATTTGCAGATCTTCCGGCACTTGCGGATGTTAGCACAGGGTGGATGTTCAATATTTCAGACGAATTTACAACCACGGATGATTTTAAAGAGGGAGCCGGGAATGTAATTCCGGCAGGTGCCAATATTTATAAAACATCAGATGAAAAGTGGGACGTGCTGGCCGGAACTCCAGTTACCGGAATCAAAGGTGTAAATGAAGATTCTTTCCGTAGGGGCAATGTAGAACTCACAGCAGAAAACGTCGGTGCAGTGGCAACCGGTGGAGATACAGCAGATAATACAGCAACTTTTACGAGTAGTGATGTGGCAGACGGATCAGCGTCAGCGTGGACGACTGTATCAAAATTATCAAGCGGCGAAAAACACTCTTCAATTTTTGCAAAGGTGTCACAGATGTTCAAGAATGTGCGGTATCTCTATAAAATGCTTGGAACGACAGACATTTCTAAGATTGGGAATGGTACTTGTACCGGGGCGATATCATCGTTAAACAGCGGTTTAGCAAATAAGTATTTTATTAAAATAATGAAAAGCGACTGGTCTGGAATTATGGGTTCGCTTATGCCAATGTTTAATATTAATAATGATAATATGATAGATCTCATTGCACACAACGAGCAGAATGATACTTATCCTGGCGTACGAGTTGCCCGTGCTAGTGCAGATTATGATGGTAATAACATTCCAGACACATATTTAAAAAAGTCAGATGCCAAAAATAATGTATCTGCCTTATCCAATACTGCAACAAATTATAATGACCAAACTCCTGTCGTGCAGTATTTCACTGTCCCGGATGATGGGTATTATCTTATTACAGGTCTTGTCACTTTCAGTTCAAACGCAAATGGGTTTCGTGAAGTTTTTATAACAAATACAACATCTAACTATGTCATGGGACGAGTCAGAGTTCCTGCGGTATCCGGCGGTGCATCAACTTTACAGGTAACGAGTGGTGGCACTTTCGGACCGGGACAGACTGGTACACTCAGTACTTATCAGAACTCAGGTTCAAATCTTAATGTGCAGGAATGGTTAAATATGGTAAAGATCGCACCTAAGCTGTAAAAAAACTGCATTAAAAATTAAATATAATAAAATCAAGAGCCTAAGAGCCGATTACATGACCATGTGTTGTGTAGCCGGCTCTTTTAAATAACAAGCCTACGGGCAGAAAGGAAAATTATGCACTTAAAATTCATCACAGATAACTGGCAGATGCATAATTTTCAACCAGTAATTAATTTTTTTAACGAAATTTAAACTAATCAACCGACATTCTGCGACAATAAGAAATTTACCTGTCGAAACTTGCGACCGAAAGAAATTGAATGTTTGCGGGAAAATTTGTAAAATAAAATTGTCCGATAAGGGCACTTCAAGTTCTGGCTGAGGGGCGGGATAAGGCGTTTTCTTGTCCCTCAACTACAAACGAGTTTGTAATTTGTAGCAATTTGTCAAATGGGGTTGACGATATCGAACATAAGTTCTATAATTTATGTATCGCTATCGGAAGTGCGGAATGATTGGAGGAAATCAATATGGGGGAAAATGATTGTAATGAAGCCAAAGCGTTTTACAAGGAAAAAATAACTGAAATGGTCGTTAAGTGCGACAACGAGCGATTTTTGAAATTTTTATATAACACAATACTTTCATTCAAAAAAAAGTGGGGCATTTAGTGCCCCTCTTTTTCATGCCAATAGGTTATATTGTCAAATATAGTCTGTCGATGTTCTTTGCTAAGTTCCATTAGCATTTTCAAATTATCTAGCAATTCATTATCCGACATAAGGTCTGGAAGAATATCTGGTGCATTTTCTAAATTATCTTCCCAACCCATTAAATAAGATGGAGAAACTTCAAGAACTTTCCCAATAATTTCTATTTTATCACTTGGAATATTAGTAATAATGTTGTTTTCATATTTATATAGTGTTTGCTTTGAAACTTTCATTTTCTCTGCAAGCTCTACTTGTGAAATACCTAAAAGCTCTCTCTGCTTTTTTATCCTATCTCCGATTGTCATTTGAGTTTCCCTCCTTTCCTATTGGTAACTTTATTATAACACAAAAAAGTTACTCGTCAAGAAAAAAATAACTTGACAAGTTACCAAAATGGAATATAATGAAAGTAACTTCAAAAGTTACGAAGTTAGAAAGGAGTAGTAAGATGGTTGATACAAACAAACTTCGCGGCGTTATTGCTGAAAATGGCAAAACACAGGCTGATGTTGCGGAAATGATTGGAGTTACGCCAAAAACATTTTATATGAGAATGAGTAAGGGCGTTTTCGGAAGTGACGAAATTCAGGTTATGATTGATAACCTTCACATCCAAAATCCAATGGATATTTTTTTTGCAAAGAAAGTAACTTAAAAAGTTACCAGAAAGGAGAAGAGATGATGAAAAAAATCAAGGATTGTGCCGTTGCATTTTTTAATAAGCATTTTGTGAAGTGGAAGTTTTTGCAGAGCATACTTATTATTCCATTTATTAAAGATGGGAAAATGTATTTGCATGTTTCACAAGTATGTGGAGGCGGACCGAGAGTGGTAAAAAGAACTTTCCTCATTGAGCATTTGGTTGATAATAACTTGGCGGTTACAAACCAAACGCTCGAAGAAGAAAAAAGAGTGTTTAAAAATCCTACATTACTTTAATCCATGTAGTATATCCACATTCTTTGCATTCTGGCAGCATTTCGCCTTGCTTTACAGTGACGATTCCCTTTTTATTTTTACCGCCACATTGCATACATACATATATACCTTTATCAACAGTTTCATATGTAGCGAATGTTTCAGAATAACCACTATCCATATTTACACCACCTTTCCTATTAAATAAGGAAAGTATATCACAGAAAGGAAGTGAAATAAATGAGCGAACAGGAAAAGAAAGTTGTTGAAAAACTCAAAGAAGCCATTCCAAAAATGAACGACTTTCAGAAAGGCTACGTTCTTGGCATGGTTGAGGGTTCAGCAAGCGTTTCAAAAAATCAGCCAGTAGAAGAGACTGGGAACTCAAAAACAGAAGAATAGAAAACAAGATATTGATAGTTGAGAAATTTGTCGGAATTTGCAGATTAAATGTGTTTGTAACACAGGAAATCAGTTGATACAATTAATATGCGACGGCGGCAGGAAATGAGTTACATTATTGCTTTATTTTCCGCATCATCTTTAGTATTTTATTTAATCTCTTTTGTACTTTTTTAAATCCTTTGTATAGGTCGATTGTCATGGATGTTACGGTTAGAATTATGAAGAAGTCGTAACCGGTAACACGCCATACCAATAATGAGATAAGTATACTAACGATTTTCATGATAACAGTTCCTTTCATGATGGCCGCCGCCGTACATTAATTGTATCAACAAAGCAAAATAGAGACAACCAGTATTTTCCAACTATCAAGCGGTAGTTGGATTTTTTATTGCAAAAATCCGGAAAGGAGAAGAATGAATGAACAATTTAGAAACAACCAAAATGCAGACACCAATCGAAATTGCACTTGGTGTCGATGAAAACGGAATGACTACAGCAAGCAAGCTATATTCTTTCTTGGAGCTGAACCCAAGCAATTATTCAAAGTGGTGCAAGACAAACATTACTGAAAACGAGTTCGCAGAAGAAAACATTGATTTTACTCGGTTCGTACTTGAGTACGAGTCGGGAGTTGGAACTAAAAAGAGAGAAGATTTTAAATTGACTTCCAAGTTTGCTAGAAAGCTATCCATGACCCAGAAAAACCATAAAGGTGAACTTGCAAGAGATTATTTTGCAACGCTTGAGGATAAGGCAAAAGAAATGGCAATCAACCGTTCACAGCTTTCGCCACAAATGCAAATGTTTTATGCCATTGCTGATGGACAGGCAAAAATGGAACTGGAACAGAAACGGCAGGCGGAACAACTGAACCATGTGGAACGGAGAGTTGAGAGCATCCGAGAAGTGGTTGCACTTGATACAACATCATGGCGTGATGATACTGGAAATATTTTAAGAAAGATCAGCATGGAACTTGGTGGCGGGCAGGCATACAGCCAAGTAAGAGCCGAAAGCTACGAACTGTTGTCAAAGCGAATGGGTGTAAATCTGAAGCAGCGGCTGACTAACAAGCGCAGGAGAATGGCTGACGAGGGTATCTGTAAATCAACCAGGGACAAATTATCCTATGTGGATATTATTGCAGAGGATAAGAAGTTGATCGAGGGATATACAGCTATTGTGAAGGAAATGGCAATCAGATACGGAGTTGGAAAGGATTAACAGGAGGTATTCATGGATAGACAAATGAACATTGCTTTAAGAAAGACATTAGATCAGATCGGCGTAAAACATAGCCTTAAGGGTTACGGTTACATAATCAGTGCGGTTGAGAAATGTCTTGAAAATAGAAGCAAACTTATCCACATTATTAAAGGACTTTACACTGAAATTGCAGAAGAAAACAGCGATACAGTCTGGAGAGTAGAAAGATCAATCCGGCACGCAATTGAAGTTACTTGGACAAATGGCAATACAAATGCAATCAACAAAATTTTTGGTCACACGGTTTCAGTGGAAAAAGGAAAGCCGACAAATTCAGAGTTTATCGCATTAATAACAGATTTTGTTTCCTTGTATGGTGAGGAGATTGTCAACGGTTCCTATAAGTGGCAGGAGTGAGGTGCCTATGAAGAAGTTAGCAAAGGTAATTGAAATGATCGGCACCGTTGTTTTTCTGTTTTGCATCTGCATTGATGCAACGGAGTATCCGGTCACTGCTATACCTGTATTGATTGGATTACTTCTTATTTATATAGGAACAAAAATAGATGGGGAGTGGCAGGAGTATACAGAAGAGATTGTAGATTACGATTACAGAAGTGAGTCTGATGACGATGACGGTATTACCTATATCACATTTGACACTGATTACAGCAAAGAAAAGGAATCATCCGAACCGACCAAAGCTGAATGATTCCAGTTCAAGCAATAGCATAAGCTATTTGCGCCTATTTTAGCACAAGAAAAGGAGAAATTCAAATATGAGAGCAGAAAACAATAAAGTGGAACTTACAGGAACGATTATCACAGAGCCGGAATTTAACCATGAGGTGTTTGGAGAGGGATTTTATAATATGCACCTCAAAGTGGATAGATTAAGTGGGACGGCTGATATTATCCCATTAATTATTTCAGAGAGATTAATCAATCTGAATGATAAATACACGGGCACTGCCGTTAATGTTTCCGGTGTGTATAGTTCTTATAACAAACATGAGGAAAAGAGAAATCGTCTGTTATTATATGTATTCGTCTGTGAAATTGAAAAAGCGAATACGGGAGAGCATACAGATTTGAACAAAATCCAGCTTGACGGATATGTATGCAAAGAACCGATTTACAGGAAAACTCCGCTTGGAAGAGAAATTGCAGATTTATTAATCGCAGTCAATCGTTCCTACGGAAAATCAGATTATATCCCATGTGTTGTTTGGGGTAGAAATGCAAGATTTGTTGGTCAGTTGGAAGTAGGAACTCATATTGAGATCAATGGACGCATTCAGAGCCGCGGATATATTAAGAAATATGAAGATGGAACAGAAGAACAGAGAACAGCATACGAGGTGTCTGTAAGCAAAATCAATGTATTAGAGGAGGAAAATTAAGATGGCAGAAAATACCGTTACAATTTCCGTTGAAGAATATGCAGATCTGGTTGCATGCAGGACGAAAGTTCATACAGCATGTGCCATTATTGCAAATGAGCACCAAAGAGACATTGAGCTGATGGGGAAAAAGGGAACAACTATTAATTCAAAAATTATAGAGTCAGCTCTTGGATATATTGACGATGAAGCATGCTTTGAAGAGGCACTTAAAAAATATAAAGAGTGGAAGGAGAAGGAAAATGAAACTGAAAATTAGATCATTACATATGGAGAATTTCAAGGGAATTAAGAGCCTTGATGTGAATTTCTCTAATAAGACAAGTATTAAAGGACAGAACGCCGCAGGAAAGACAACAATCTTCGATGCGTTTACATGGCTGCTTTTCAATAAAAACAGTGCCGGAGAGGAAAAGTTTAATGTTCGACCATTAGATAAGGACGGAAACCGCATTGATAATGTAGAAATTAAGGTTGTGGGAGTTATTGACGTTGATGGGAAAGAAGTGGAACTTTCAAAGGTTCAGAAGCAGAATTGGGTTAAGAAACGTGGTACTGATACTGTTGCATTGCAGGGAAATGTCAATTCATTTGAGATTGACGGTTATCCAAAAAGTGAAGCTGATTTCAAAGAATATATTTCCAGTCTGGCACAGAGCGAGGATATGTTCAAGATGCTGGCCAATCCGCAGTATTTCTCTTCCATGAAATGGAAAGAGCAGCGAGATATTCTGATGCGCCTTGTAACGGATGTATCGGATGTTGAACTGGCGCAGACAGATGCTAAGTATGCCCAATTACTCGGCGAGTTGGAGAAAGCACCGTCCACGGATGATATTCGTGCAAAATTTCAGAAAGCTCTTACAGAGTGGAAAAAGAAACAGTCAGAGATTCCGGTACGTATTGATGAAGCCGAGAAATCCAAGGTTGATGTTGACGTGGCAGAGCAGGAACTTGCAAAGGTAGATCTGGTAAGAAGAATCGCTGAATGTGACAAGAAAATGGAGAATGCCGGTAGCACGTTAGGCGATTTGAGAAGCAAGGAAATGCAGTTGCAATTTGATATGTCCGGCATTATGCAGGTCATGAATGACGAACTTTCCGCAAAACGTAGAGGTCTTGACAGTGCCAAGGATGATGCAACACGAGAGTTCAATGACTTACATAATCAGATTCAGTCTGCGGAAAATCAGATCAAGGCAAATGAGAAGACAATTTCCGATACAGATGCAGAGCGGAAAAATCTTGGTGTTGAATACAATGCAGAATTTTCCAAGGCATTTGATGAAATGCCATATCTCTTTGACGAATCCAAGTGGAAATTTGATGAATCTACAACGGTTTGTTCCTTATGTGGTCAGAAGTTGCCGCAGGATAAGATTGAGTCTCTTAAGGCTGATTTTGAGCAGAAAAAGGCAGATGCCAAGGCACGTGCCACCAAGCAGTTAGAGGATGCACGCAAAGCATTTGATGATGCAAAGGGCGCAAAACTTAAAGGTCTGATTGACAAGGGCAACGCTTGCAAGGCTGATATTGAGCGATTGACAAAGGAAAACGCCAAGTTGCAGGAAGACATTGTGGCACTCAAAGAGCAGGAATCCAAGGCACTTGCAAAGCAGAATGATTATGCAAAGCAGTTATCCGAGATCCCGGCAGAAGCTGATTATTCGCAGAATGAAGAGTATGTGAAGCTGAAAACAGAGCATGACAAGATTCTTGCTGATATTGCAAAGGTTGAATCCGAGGGCGCAGACAAGGTTGTTACTGATTTAAAAGCCGAGAAAGCCGATCTGCAGAGTCAGCTTGAAGAGGTGAACAAGGTTATTGCGCAGGCGGCTAACAATGTGGCGATTGATGATCGTATCGAAACGCTTCGTGACGAGCAGAAAGAAATCGGGCAGAAAGTTGCCGATCAGGAACAGATGCTTTATCTCTTGGAAGAGTTCATTCGTTTCAAGCTGGATAAGGTTTCAGAATCTATTAACAGCCATTTCAAGACCGTAAATTTCAAACTCTTTGAAATGCAGTTAAATGGCGGTATGAAAGATTGTTGTGAGTGTACTGTGAATGGCGTTCCGTATTCGGCTTTAAACAGTGGTCATAGAATCGTAGCCGGACTTGATATTATCCGTTCTCTTAGCGAGTTATACGGTGTAAGCGTACCGATTTTCGTTGATAACGCGGAATCGCTGAATGAGTTCAATGTGCCGGATATGGATGCACAGTTAATTCTTTTGAGCGTATCAGCGGACAAGCAGTTGAAAGTGGATGGTGTGTAGGATGAATATTGGAACATTAGGAATAATGGAACGGATGTCGCAGAAAAATAACAAAGACTTAAAGGTTTCTCCATTGTCGAATATTAAATCTGCTCATAGCGGCAGGGATGGATGGGGGAGTGTGACAATCGCTATCCCAAATGAAATTGTTACAGGATTGCTTACAAACCCAGATGGTTATATTGGCGGCTTATTGATTTGCAGCAAAGAAGAATTTGAAAAGGAAAAGAAGTTGGCAGGAGGAGAGGTAATATAGATGGGAAATGCTGTGAAATCCTACAAAGGATTTAATAAAGATATGACTTGCCGTGGCTTTCAGTACGAAGAGGGAAAGGAATACGAGGAAGAAAGCGTAGAAGTTTGCGATCATGGATTTCACGCTTGCGAGTATCCGCTGGATTGCTTGAATTATTATTCTCCAAATGAAAGCGTATACCACGAGGTAGAGCAGAGCGGAGAAATCCAGAAACATAATGATGATACTAAGGTAGCATCTACAAAAATTAAGATCGGAGCAGAAATCAGCATTGCTGGACTGGTTAAAGCTGCAATCGAATATACGGTAAAAAGAGTGAATAAGGAAGCTGAAAGTGATGAAAATCACGGAGCATCCTCGGCAACCGGAGACTGCGGAGCATCCTCGGCAACCGGAAACAAGGGAGCATCCTCGGCAACCGGAAACTGCGGAGCATCCTCGGCAACCGGAGACTACGGAGCATCCTCGGCAACCGGAAACTGCG